TATACCTCCTCGCGAACAGGTGTAGGTGCCATGCTCATGCGATTTACACGCATAAACATCGCAGGGTTTTCTGTCACCTTTGGGTTTGTTTCAATTTCAAATTCGGGGCGCTTTTTTCCCTTCGCATTTGCCCTCCACGATGCTATCTTCGGGGAGCCATTGAGCTGCGCTGAGACAATACGGAAACGAATCGCTAGTCCAATCACTGCGACTACAAGAACTGCTCCACCAATCGCTGCTCCAACAAGAGAACCTGTTGTAGGACCCTGAGGTACTGCCGCCCCAGCACCAGCAGCCATAGCCCCAAGGGCTCGCGCAGATGTACTCGGTGAAGGTGAATCCGTAGGTCCAGGTGTCTCTGTGGGGGTCACGGATGGTGAGGCTCCAATACGAAGGCTGGGTGTAGGGCTCGGAGTTTGAGTTGGTGTGCCCGTTGCAGTAATAGAGGACGTGGGAGTCTGTGAATAACTTACAGACGGTGTGCGACTCGGTGTACGAGTCTGCGTGGCCGAATTTGATGGTGTTGAACCTGGCGCAGGTGTAACAGTAGGAGTCTCCGTATTCGTCGGAGTTCCAGTAGGTGTCTGTGTGGGTGTAGGCGTTCCAGTCTGACTCGGCGTAGGTGTTTGCGTAGAGGTTGGCGTGGGAGTGTGAGTGGATGAAGCACTTGGCAGAATCACTTGAGTGGCATGACCAGTCAGAATTAACTGCATAGCATATCCATCTCCAGCCGCATCCGTTGTCCATGGAGTTGAACCGCAGGGAAGTCCTGTAGGACCATACTGTCTAATCACCGCATTTGGAAACCCAGGATTTCCATATGGTACAGTAAATACGCAATGCTGTGTGGATGCGGTTGAGCCACCCGCGCCTGTGGCCCATGTGAACGGTAGAATTGTAACGGTGTAATTCATTCCAGCAGATACACCCCATGCAGCGGGAGTCGCATTGAACTGAACATATTCATCCGTTCCAGGCTTCGCAGCAACGAGGTCGGTAAAGCTTGTAAGTAGGGAGGACCCAATTGTAATCCCAGCAGGAAAGGTGGAGAGAACAAAACTGATTCCGCAGGTCATTGGTGCGCTCTGAGAATAGACTCCCATACTCAGCGAATCTACCAGTCCTGTGGTCTGAGCACGAAACTTCATTGTGGTGCGATGGCAACGATTCTCGAGCGTATTATTTACATAGCCGAGGGTGTAATTCCCTACAATAGGCGCTCTACTTGTATCAATAAAGGTCAGGGGCACTGTTGTCTGATTCGTGCCTCCGAGTCCAGGACTACCTGTATTCTGTGCGACTGCTGATACAAAGAGTGTCGATAGAAGAAACTTAAACATTTTCTATCAAGACTTACGATAATAAATATATTCAAATTTTTCTTAAGAAAACATCCAGAGGTCCTGAAGGACAGAGTTTTTCTTCTCTGCCTGAGGGCGCTCCATCGTCTGGACAAACTGGGCCGGCGGCTTATATTCACTTGCAAGTTTCCTCGGAGTCGTAGCCACTTGCTGCTCGAGAGGCCCAGGTAAGGCAAATCCAACCCCTTTCTTTTTCTTTGTGTCAGGAATCATGGCTTGAATAATGGGATTTTGATGGAGAAGATATTCTTTTTCATGATGCTCCCAACTGATATAGAGCAGATTGGGATATGTATAGCGCACAAGAAATCCTGACTGACGCAACTGATAGACAACATATACAATACAGTCCTGTAGGTCAATCTTCGGTAGTCCCAGAACAAAAGGGGGTACGGTATACATCACGTATGCGGGGTGATTATCAAGCTGCGAAGCAGAATATATTCGTGTGTGAATCTGCTCTAGAATCTGATTGTAGGTGTGAAGCCGCGATTTATCCCGTTGAACTCGCCGTTCAAAGAGTTCATTGGGTGTGAGTTTCGGAGTCACCTCATTCGGAGGCCTATACATTCTCTGATAGAACCACTTAGAAGAATGAGTCTCATTCCACCACGCAAACTCTGTCTCACAGGCGGCGGCATTCGTGTTGTGGCCTGTGTAGGAGCCCTTGAAGTCCTTGAAGAGAAGGGACTTCTCAAACAGGTCACTGAATACATTGGTATCAGTGCAGGAGCCCTCCTCGGATTCTGTCTCTCCATAGGCTACACTGTTGCAGAACTGAAGCGCCTTTGTCTTGAATTTGACTTCACTCTGATTCGCGAGTTTGAACCTGAAACAGCTCTGATGTTTCTAGATTCCTATGGCCTCGACAGCGGTGAAAAACTGGTGCGACTTCTTGAAACACTTCTACGAGTTCAACGACTTGCTGCGGATTTGACCTTTCAAGGACTAGCCGAGAAAAATCTGAAAGCCATGCTACGCTGTTATGCTACTGATCTTCATACCTGTCGGCAACGAGAGTTCTCTTTAAAGGCAACTCCGCATGTGAAACTCGTTGATGCTCTTCGAGCCTCAATGGGAATGACATTTTACTATACTCCTGTTTCAGATCCTATCACTGGAAATCTTCTTACAGATGGAGCCATGATTACAAATTATCCGATGGCCTATCTAATAGAAGAGGAACGCTGTCAGACAATTGGCCTCTCCTTTTCAACGGCCCACACAAAAAAGGAGGAGATTACAGATTTCATTGGATTTTTCCAGCAGATTTTGGCCTGTACATTTGTTCCAACGGCCGAACGAGTCCAGGCAGAGACTGCGGCAAATACAATTCTTCTACCAAATGGCGACTTTCCTTCGTGGAAGTTTGAAGCAACCAAGGAGGAACGCCAGGACCTCATGACGGCTGCCCGTGAAGCCACCACAGACTTCCTTGAAAAAAGAGTCTTTAAAATACATGCGCCTGCGCGTCGATGGTCTGTTGCCTAGACTTACTCAAGCTTCAGACCAATACGAAGCTCACGATTGAGCTTATTGAGTTGTGCTCCAGTGGGATGAATATGACCAGCCTCCAGTTCACGAATTGTGTTTGGAGGAAATGCGCACTGCTGATTCAACTGTACCTGTGTCTTTCCAAGAGCCACACGTGTAGCTGTAAGGAGTTTACGACTCTCTGTACTCAGCATCTTCGGCTTCACTGGCGCATCAGCTGCCTCCAGCTTGGCGGCATGAGCCGAGGCATTTCGTGCGGCTCCGTCTCGCTCTACAATGGTCTTGGGACCCTTGGCTCCTGAGCCCCCAGTAGGCCGAGAACCAGAGCGCGTGACAGGGCGAGTAACGATAACGGGATTCCAATCTTGACAATCCATGATTTCTATAGAAGCATATGAACCGTCGCCGCAAATTCAAATTTTTACTTACCAGCAATCACTGTATGTAAAGCAGACTCGTTTAGATTACGCGATATTCCTTCACTGCGACCAAATACGGGGTCTGTTAATTTAAATATTTTTTCGACTACATTCGGATTCAAATCATTGAGTAAATAAACCCATTTTTCCGCATAACTTTTTCCATCAGACTCTTTTATAATTTTACTAAACCTATTTATTTTTGTTTGAATCAATTGTATAATCATAGATGAAATAGATTTGCGCCCCTTTGTATTTGGCTCCGTACCGGCAATACCTAGTCCAACTTCGCCAGATTCTACATAAATAACATCAACTGTATGAAAAAAATCTACAAGATTACTTCCTATTGAACGATCCCAAAAGAGATAACAGACTATTCCTAATATAAATCTGTATAGCCTTTTATCTTCTTGTATACCTTTCATATATGTATTTAAAAACATATTTACAAATCCTTTTTCATTAGGGAAAAGATCGCCATGTAATACAGTTGCTATTTTAATTTCTGATTTAATAATTTCACTTTTAAAGGTTAAGGGTAGTCCGAACTTTTGAATTATATTATCAACTGGAGGAATTCTTCCAGAATCATATTCATAAGGTGAAACTTTTAATGCAATCATAAAACATGCAGCCATATCAGAAAAAAGTTGATTAGGACCTAGAACAACTGTATACGTTTCAGATAATCGCTCAAAAAGTTCAATTGCATGGAGTAATGCATAAAAGGAATATGCATATTCTTGAAATAGCAGAAAAAAGATTTTGCTGATAAGATAGTATCTTTGAAAAGGGCTTATATGTTTAATTTTTGGTGCGTATAGACTTGTGCTTATATCTGGTTTAATTGAAAAATATTTGTCTATTTTCAAATTCTGAATATTATTTCTGGGATTTTTAGTTGAATTTAATAAACTAAATGTTTTCTTATTAATTGTTCCAAGAGTTCCAAGTTGTAGACGGACGGTCCGAACGGCTTCATCAAGAGTTAGACCGGCAAACCAAGGATCTTCAAGTATCTCTTTTGCTGTTGGGCGATTTCCAGGATTTAAATCAAGCATTCGCATAAGTAAATTCATAGAAACTCCACTAAAAGTATTTGAAGCAGGAGATGAAAAAATCCGTTCAATTCGTCTTTGATAATGTATTGGTGTAGTACCTGTTTCTCTAAACGCAGTCATCCAGTCCTGATCTGATTCTGATGGATTCCAAGCTGCTTTCGCATAAAAATCAAAGTTGGAAAGTGGATATGTAAAAAGGCTGGCAAACGTTGCACCTAAACCCCAAATATCAAAAGCAGGGCCAACGAAGTCCTTCTCAATTGTCTCGGGTGGTTGAATTGTTGGCGTAGTCAATTTGAAATAGATATCCCTTGGTTTCATTGGTTCTACACAATGATACGCGGAAAGACCATAATCTGTTATTAATAAACGACCATCATACGAAACAAGTATATTATCTAATTTTAAATCCTTATGTAAAATTCCAAGTGAATGTAGCTCAAAAAGACCGTTGGCTAATTGGAATACGATAGCACGTAGAAGTGGCTCATTCATGACAGTTATATTTTGTAATAATTCGCGTAGATTCATAACATAGTGCTCCATAACAATTCTTGTTTCCGTTAATGTTAATTTTATAAACATTCCCTTCGCTAGATTTTTTGTATTTGTAATACGGGAATAGATACTTGATTCTATAAGGAGATCCGCAGGTACACCTGTTTCTAAAATACGTCCTGCTGCCTTTGACACCTTAAGTGCAGCAATACAGGTGATTTCATGTGGAGTATTTAGGGATGGAGGTGTAATACTCACTTTCATTTCCGCACTAATTGTATAGCCAAAAGACCCTTCACCTCGTTTATCTGTAAATGGTTTTATATGTAGAAGGCGGGGTACGCCAGTAAAAATCTCTTTTGAAACACTGCTGTCACAGAGAAAACGAGGGCGTATGGTGGCTCCCAGCACATTGGGCGCATTTAGTGGAAATTGTGATAAATTATTATTCCGCGTCCGATTGCGATTATTATTTCGGTTTCTGTTTCGTCGACTTCTATTATTATTGCTATTGCTATTGTTATTGCTAGTATTATTATTACTATTGAGTAAATTTCTCACACTAACAGGTGAGTCTCCCATCTATAATTTCTTATTTTTAAAAGAAGAACTTTATGAATAAAAAATTATACAGTCTTGCCGAGGAAATCCATCCAGCCATCACGAGTACGAGGGCCACTGTACTCGACTGTCTCGCCTGCAGATGTTTCATAGAGGAAAGTAGGGAAGCCCTTGACATTCTTGCCAGCCATCTTCGCCTTATCAGACTCCTCTACAAGGGCGACTGCTACATTCTTGCCATTTACGGTGACAACGCCATTCTTAGAGAAGGATTCAAACTCGGGTTTTACAGTTTTGCAGTGAGGACACCAATCAGCATAGTACATCGTGAAAGATGCAACCGGGGGCGCGCCAGCATCACCAAAGCCTCCAACAAAGCCCTGTACGCTTCCCTTCGCAATGACACCAAGCATGGCTAAAAGGAAGACAACAACTACAGACAGCAGGATGACTTTGGTTACCTTCATTCTGAAAGAAGCAACTAAAAAAAAGTATCATCTTTTTCATTTGGTATTTGAGACACTTTGTCTTAGTTGGTATCTTCCATTTGAAAAAACAATTTGTCTTCTCCCGTACACTCTCACAGGCTATTGTATTTATGGACTACTTGTTCTATGCTTTTACAGTCCACTCCACGCAAAGAATCTGCGCCCCGTTTTGGTCGACCCACTTGACCGTGCTGATAATTTTGCCACTGACGCTGGGGAACTCTGTCATACTCTTATCGGAGTGGTGACCGAGTCCAAGGGGGCAGGGGTCAGGGCAACAGCCTCCAGCCTGCTCCACACACAGGTCGTTCACAGTGGGCGAAAACGGTATACCATTAAATGAGAAAGCGTATGATGCTGTACCACCCGTGATGACTGACTCCAGATCATAATCAAATGTCGTAGTTACCTGGTCACCCGCCTTGGCCGCATCGGGTACAATAGAGATAACAAGATTCTTGGCAAGGTCAGTGCTCGAGCCGCAATTACGGTAAGTGGCCAGGATAGTGGGAAGAAATCCAAGAGTAAACAGGCGGAACAACATGACAGAGCAGTCTAAACTCTGAACACATCAAATTTATAAATGGATGTGTTCGCAGTCTTTCGCCGCGGCCGTTGGATTGAATATGCGCCGAGTCTAACTGCGCTTACTGACCCGCGCTGGACAGATAAGCAACGGCATCTCGCAGCAAGTGTCTATACAAGTCTTCTTTCAAAGGGCTTCGAGGCTGAGCGGGCCCAACAGGTTTCGGAGGCATATATCTTTAAGACACTCTATGCTGATTTGAAATATAGCAAACAGATTGAACAGGACTTACTAGTCGCGAGGGAATAGCATGAGTCCCCAGAGCAATAAAAAGAATAAAAAGGTGTGTACAAAGAATCCGAGGGGTGTAGGATGGCCTGCGGGGTCCGCAATCACAACAAACCAGCTGAAGGCATTGTTTGTTACACGATAGGTCTCAGGATTCGCAACTACAAAGAATACAAGGGCACTATACAGCGCATATTTCGCTTTGAGCGCAATATTCGGAATATAGTGGGGGCTCTCCTTTTCAGTCATACTATTCAGAGGGTTCTTCTTTTGTAGGTGCGCCGACGCAGTTTAGCCTTGCGCTTTAAAGAACCACCTCTTCTACGCGAAATGGCACTTAATCCAGATGGAATAGGCTGTCTAGGAATGCCTGCGCGGGTTGGACTTCCAATTGCTGAGGCACTTGTACCTGATAGAAAGGCTTGCGGGGGGAGATGTTCTGGGTTCTGGTCGTGAGGATTTACATGAGTTTCTGAATTCCATGCTTTCCAGGGACAAGCCTCCTGTATCTGTGTAAAATATTCAGTGCCTTTTCCTGGAAATCTCCGTTCAAGAGCATCCTTAAATTTCTGTTTTTGCTTTTCAAACTCAGAACCAATCTTATCAGATTTTGTAGGACCAGGTCTAAAAAAGGTTCGTATATATTCGTCACAATAGTCTTTAGGATTAAATAGTATTTCAGGTGATGGCGGTGGCGGCGGTGGCGGCGGTGGCGGCGGTGGCGGCGGTGGCGGTGCTGACTCGGTCAAATGCGCAGTAATTGCTGTGTCTTTTCTAATAGGCTTTGCCATTGTCTGAGCAGAATCAGGGGTTTCAACAGATTCGCGCGGCTCCCAATGATCAAAGGTATACTCGGAACCATTTGCATTCCATGATATGGCTTGAGCAATGCCAGTATTAATATTCCCAGCACCTTCAAGAACACCTTGACCTGCTGGTTCTGTCGCCAATGTGAGTGTAAATGTATTAGGGCCAGGTGGCGGTACAACTTCGCCCAAATCACCCTCCATCGAACATCCAAATTCTCTTAATGCGGCTTTATTTTCATCAAGAGTACCTGCTAAAACACTTAAGAAAAAGATGTATGCCATAAAGGTCGTATTTTGTTTATTATCTTGTTGTCTTTGATTCCCATTTGTATATATTTTATTGAAAAAACGGGGGTCATCAACAAAATTTTCAAATGTAGAGTGTACACTATCCTGGTAAGTAAAAAGATTTAATATAGGTTGTTGAAGCCGAGCAGTGATTCCCTCAATTCTATCCATAGAGCCTTCAATTGAATTTGGTAAACGAAGCAGATTCTTATGAATTGCAAAAACCAGTTTGAAGAAAAACTTTACAACAAAGTCGCGTTCATCTGGCTGAAGCAATTTGTAGATATCAAGTAAAATAGGTTCAACTGCGGGGTCCATTTGTGAAATCAGAATAAAATACAGTGTATTTAACATACAGAGAATTGAAGAATTCATATTTGGAGCAGCAGGCACAGGTGGCATTTGAACAGCTTCCAAAAACTGACCAAGTGTATTCGTGCTAGTATGAAGCGTATCTAAATCTCCGTTACCTAGCGCTGGATACGGACCTGGTAGAATCAAGCCATCTCTGCGCATGCGTTCAATAAATGCGCCAAGGCTATCCCAAATATATGTAAGAAGTTGTAATATATACGCTTTATCCTGTGTTAGGTCAGCAACTTGTTGCCTTAATTGTTCATTTTCTGTGATGACTTCTTCAAGGGCATTCCCATACTCATCTACAAGTCTAGCATATTTATTAAGATAACTCATCAATGTAACATTTATATGTTCTAAATCTTCTATTTCTTTAATCATATCATCAACTAATTTCGTATATTCATCGGATATTTGTACCCAAAAAATAATCTCCTGATTTAAATCATCTATATATTTTAATAAATCTTGAACGAGTCTCTCATATTCATTGGATATTTGTACCCAAAAAAGAATCTCCTTGTTTAGTTCATCTATATATTTTAATAAATCTTGAACAAGTCTTTCATATTCATCACATATACGAATCGCATATATCATAAGATTAAATATTGTGTTGTCGGGTGTAGAGCCATCTGTATCAGGAAGTTCACGAAGTAAGGCTTCATATTCATCTCGAATTTTCATCCAATAGGCAATCTCTTCTACTGCCGCAGCAAGTATTCTTTTTGTTTCATTTAATTCTCTTTCTAATAGATTATATTTATTAAATAATTCAAGATATTTTTGCTTCGCAATATGAAGTTCATTTCTAAGGCGCTGAACTTCTGCTTCAAGTGTGCGAATCTGTTCTTGTGCGGCAGCGAGATCAGCCTTTAATTGTGTAATCTGTGCTTCTAACCCTGTAATAACTACATTTAGGCGCGTGATTTCTGCCTGAGCCTTAGCAAGTTCAGCCGTTAGTCTAGCAACTTCTGCTTGCGCAGCAGCCAGGTCTTTCTTTAGTTGCGCAATCTCTGCTTTTGCCGCATCAAGTTGCTTCCGTAAATCAGCACTTATTGCTTTTTCTGCGGCAAGGTCTTTTTGAAGTTGCGCAATCTGGGCGTCTTTCTTGACAAGTTCAGCTTCTAACTCCTTGATGCGTTGATTTGCTTTTACAAGCGCCTGCTCTAGTCTCTCCTTTTCCGCCTGTAGCCTCTGTATCTCGGCCTCCGCAGCCGCCAAAGCCTTTTGAAGTTTATCAATTTCTCCAATAATTCCATCACGACGCTCCTTAATCGTGCCCGTGTGTTTCGGATTAATCTTTAATTTATCTTCAATATCACGAAGTACACCAAGCGCCTCTTCAGGCGCAATTGCTGCTAAAAGCCCCTCATCATCTTCAAGAACCTTCTTAATTTTAATAAGGGTCCGCGTATAAGGCGGTCTCTTTCCAGCACCGCGCTCGCGTTCAAATTCACTTTCATAATCACGCAGCAGCGGCGCCTTTGGCTGAGCCATCCGAGTTAAAATATCCGCAGGAATGGGCAGTTTTTTCCCGAGAACTTCTACAGGGTCATAGCCTTGAGCAAGTAGATACGCAAAAATCTCCAGAAGTCGTAACATGCGGTCATCATCAAGGCCGACCACCTTAGCAGGCTTATTGGGGTCAACAAGAGCTGTATCCTTACATGGTGCAACTGTTTGAGGTACATCCTCATCAATTAATTTATTAAGCCGGTCGAGATGGTCTCGTAAATAGCGCGCGTGCACATCTTCTATGGAAAGTTCATCGTAACTCGCAATTTCATCCATTAAAAGGCTGCGGCGATAGAGTAAGGAGCGAACAAGGAGTTCACCCTCCTCTTTACTACACGGTAAGCGTAGTCCCTTCTTTGTCATTGATTTGCCCACTCCAAAAATAGCACGAATGACTCGCTGTAAAGTTGCCTTCTCCGTATCAGTAAATGTACCAGATGAGCCACCCAAAAAGAGAAGGTCAAATGCGGCATCTGTTTTAAGACTATCATCCGTGAGTTCAAATGCTCCAGGTTCAGTAGGACCCATGCTCAGAAAAAAGGTGTCTCCTGCGATATTTACATATCCCGTTTCATAGGGTATAAAAGAGCCTGCTACGGGCTTTTTTTTGTTTTTGTTTGAGCTCGCACTCATTCCCTAGATACTTAACACATATTTACCAACCTAAAAAACTAACACTATATATAAATAGAAATGACAGCAGAAGCATCAAAACTCTTCAATCCCTGGAATCCACGCAACAAGAAAATGAAGTCAGAGAATGTTCGGAAAATTTTTCACGATCTCGGTCTTCAGTCGTTCCGTGTTCAAGACATTATTCCCTTTCAAAATGCTTGCGTACATAAATCGTATGTAGATAGACCTGATTTATGGGCAGAGCAGTCGGAGTCCGGAGAACCAATGATTATGGCTGACCGACCTTCTAACTGCCTGCCTCTTCAAGAAGCAGACAATGAGGAAATTGAGTTTATTGGCGACAGTCTTCTCGGATGTATTGTTGCTTTGTATCTTCGTGAGCGATACGGTGGAGAGGGTGAGGGCTTTTTTACAAGGCTCCGAACACGAATTGTAAATAATAAAATGTTGGGACAACTGGCCCTGAAACTCGGATTTGCTCCTTGGCTCATTATTAGCCGTCATGTGGAGGATGTCTGCGACGGCCGTAGAAATCTGCGAATTCTAGGGTCGATGCTGGAGGCGTGGATTGGCGCCCTCTATCTACACGAGGGTGGAGGTGGAAAGGGATTTACAACCGTTCAGAGTTTTATTATTTCACTCCTTGAAAAGCATATTGACTTTGCGAGTCTTATTGCTGAGGACACCAATTTCAAGGACCAGCTTCTCCGATGGTTTCAGAGCAAGTATCATCAGCCTCCGAGATATAAGGAAGTGACCGTTGAGGGTCCGCCCCATGACCGAATTTTCACAATGGGTGTTCTCGATTTGAGTGGAAATGTCATTGCGAAGAGCACTGCGAGGAATAAGAAGGTTGCTGAACAGGAAGCGAGCCGTCTTGCGCTTGAAGTCTTGAGTGCGCATACTGACTAATAAAATATAGAAGGGAGATAGATGCCGCCGCCTGATCTGAGGAAGCTAAAGCCGGTAAAACTCGGCACAGTTGTTCAAAAAGCAGTGACGGAGGAAGTAAATCTTGTTCCTACCAAGACTGCTGCGCAAGCAACGACAGTTGCGGCCCCTGAGCCTGCTCCTGCCCCTGCTGCGCCTGCTCCCGCAAAACCGGCGCCTGTACCAAAGCCCCAAGCCCCTCTACTTACACAAGTACAGGGATTTGAAGGCGAAGCCGAAACAGCCGCAATTGAAAGTATTACACTTGAACAGACTGTGAGGGACTGGCAAGAAAAGAAAAAGACTGTTCTTGGTGAAGATAAATTAGAACTCACAGACCCTAAGGGTCAGAAGATTGGACGCTTTGGTGAAGAACTTCGTCGATGGACAATTGTGGATGCTGTAGGGGATGGCCATTGTCTTTTGCATGCCGTCTTTGATTCAACAAGTCCCACCTACAGAAAACTGACGCGCAAAGATAAGGAGGCCTTTGTCAACTATTTCCGTTACGAGATTTTTGCCGATAAGGCTCAAGAAAGTGAATATTTTACAGAGTTAACAGAAGAGTATCAAGACAAAATACTAACTCGTATTTTATTAAAAGTGGGATCCGCAAAGTGGTTGACAGATGAAGAACTTGCTATACTTGCTGATCTCTATAATGTAAATATACTTGTATTAACCTATAATTCTACAAAAAAAGCAGCTCATCGTATTCAGTATCCTATATTTCCTGAAACACTTATTAATGAGGCAGGAGAATGGATAGATAATGGTAATCCGTGGATTATTTTATATAATGATGCACCCGTTCATTATGAAGCCGTACGAATTAATGGTAAATATCTCTTTTCATTTCAACAACTCGCTCCAGTTCTTAAAAAGTATGTTAAACGTGAACATGAGGCTCCAGTGTGCAATTATCAAGCGGGCGAAGAAGTGTGGCTCGTTGGAGATGAATATGAAGACGAGCCAACTCATGTAATCATTCAGCCTGTTTTTGATGATGAAACGCGTATTTGTAATAACTTACGAATTGTAGATAAACAAAATATTATTGAAGATACAAAGGGTGATGCAATAACACTAGATGATGAAAAGTATACGAATATTAATTCTCGAGCCATCTGGGATGGTGATGAAGAAGATAGTTATTATCTCGCAAAGCCGTGGGAAACAAGTGATGAAAATGCCTATATTTATGGAAAAACTACATTAGAAGAAGTGTCTATCACAGAGGTTGCACGAAAGGGTCCAGATGGAAAACCAGTTGCGCCTGAAGTTGAGACCAATGAGGAAGAGGTCGCCGAGGCTGCTGAGGAGGCTGAGGAGGCCGCCAACTATGTAGATGACCGTCTTGAAGCACTTGAAGAGTCAATCCTTGGAGAGCGCACCGACGACAAGTATGAGATTGATACGCCTGCCTATATGCCGACCACTCGCCGCGCTTTTTCAAAGTTCATTGAAGCGACCTTCAAGTCCCTCAAACTCCCTCCTCTTGGAAAACCTGATTTTGACGCCTGTCTGAAGAAGGGTGCATCAGGTCAACAGGAGGTCGAAGTCTATCAGTATCAGAAATTTAT